TTGAGCACGACAGACAAACGCGAAGCAATTAAACTCGCCTATCAAATCGCAACATTAAACGAAATACCCGCCGATCTACTCGACGAGCTGGCGCGAACCGAATACATCCGAGTGCTTGAAGTGCTGCTCGTCCTTCGTCAAAGTCCGAATCCAATAAAGGCTCCGGCCAACTTCGTCAGAAGCGCGTTACGCAACGGTTGGAAACCAAACGATCCTCCAATTAAACAAAGGAGCCATAGCGATCAGCCAGAACCGGCCCGTTACAGCTCCTTCTATGAACAGTTAAATCAAAGCTAAAAATCTCACAATTCGATCAATCTTCTAGTCGGTACACGCCGATAACGATGCCGAGAATTCTCACGTCGCGGTCTTTGCCGCAAATGATTGGGTCCATCGAATCATTTTCCGGCTGCAAACGAATATGAGAGTCTTCACGGTAGAATGTCTTAACCGTCACATCTTCATTGTCGAGCATGACAACGACGATCTCGCCGTTCTCGGCGGTCGGCTGACGCTTAACGATGACCAAATTGCCGTCATAAATTTTTGCGTTGATCATACTCTCGCCTTGAACACGGAGGACAAAGTAGTCTCTTTTATTGATCGGCCTGCTGGAGTTTCTCGAAATGAAATCTCTAGGTATGTCGTAGGACTGTTCAAAATTTTCAATAGCTGTTATCGGATTACCTGCAGACACTTTACCAATCAACGGCAATCTGACATAATATTGATCAGGCAGATTTTTTTCTCTTATTTTGCTTGGCTCCTTGTTATCTGACAAGGGGTTCTTTTTTATGTCTTCATAAAAATATGAAGCTGCTTCCTCTCGTATGTAGGTGCGGGTCAGTCTTGTTGCAAATGTTTGAAGCATTTCTACATCGGGATCGGCCAGAGCCGCTGCAGTTTTTACTAAAGACTTTAGAGTTTCTCTCCCCTCTATCTCCTCGATAAATTGGTAACTATTTTCCCACTTGTCTCTAAAAAAAATAGGGTCCTCTGTTCTTTTGTCCTTTCCTGTCATAAGCCAATCCAACGATACGTTAAATTCACTCGCGATAGCGATTAAAGCTACGGGAGAAGGCGAGGAGCTCTTATTAGGACTCTCCCAATCCCCTACATTACCAGAAGAAACACCTATCCTTTTAGCAAATTCGGCCATTGTAAGGCCGTTTTTCTTCCTGATCTCTCGTACTCTCTCGTTTATTTCCCGCATAACTTCCTTGGCTTTATCGTTATTAGCAGCCATATAACACCCTCCATTACTCTTAAAAGCGTATAACGGTACTCTGAAACGCGTGTAAAGTTACTCGCTAAAGCGTATTTTTTTTATTGACTTACTCGCGAACGCGAGTATAATGAAAGTGTGGTAATGAATTTCCCAATCAGATTATATCAATCTACCACTCGCTTGACTATCAGAAAGAATGTCGAAATTCGGAGGTGATCCATTTGGCCGACAAAAAGCCAATCACACCGTTTGGATGGGCTGTCTTGAGAAGATTGGCTGAGTTAAACAAATCACGCAAGGACTTCTGCTTGGAGGAAGGCATTTCTGCCAGCCGATTCTCTGAAATTCTCCGGGACAAAAGACGTGCCACCAAAGACCGCAACAAAATCGAAAAGGCACTGGGACTCAATGAGCAGCTTCTCCACCGAAAAGCGGAATAACTTAGCTACTGCTGGGAAGGAGGGGTGCGATGGAGAAGTGGCTCACGACTAAAAAGGTTTCAGCGTTACTCCGAATTACAGAACGGGCGGTACGAAAGAAGATCGCCTCCGGGGATTATCAGTACCGGGAGGATGATTGCAAGGCTGGCGGCACGCAAGGGAAACGCTACTTGATCGCCCTCTCTTCGCTGCCAGCAGACGCTCAGCATGAATACTACCAAGAAACAGCACAAACAAAGCAGGAGCGCCCGGCTGAGACGAAGCCGGACGCGGCGAAGACCAACCAGCCGGTTATTAACCTCGCAGTACTTGAAGAAATCGGCGGCGACAAGGCATTGGACGAGCTTATTACCCGCGCCAACCTAGTCAAACAGGCCAAAGAGATTCAAGCTCAGCGCGGAAACGTGGTCGAGCAATTGGACGAGCTGTGCCGGGCGAATGGAATCAAGCTGCCGACCCTTTATAACTGGCTGGACGCCTATGACAAGGAAGGAGAGGTGGGACTTTTGAGGAAGCCGGTCCGCAAGAAGATGGAAGAAGCGGAAGCGAACGGCCCGAAGTTTGGAACGCGGGGCTTCGGATCGGCGGCACTGGACTATATGACGGCCCTCTATTTAAGCCCGACAAAGCCGAAAGTTCGGTATGTATACGAGCAGACGGTTCGGGAAGCGGAGAAGCGCATCGCTGCCGCCCAAAACGAAATGGAAACGCAGTATTTGCAGGAATTATGGCAGGTCGGAAGCTATCAGACGGCATGCCGGTACATCAGCGAGCTACCGAATAACGTTCTGGCCTATGGCCGCGAGGGTTATGAGATTTATCGCAACAAGTTCATGCCGAAGACGCTCATGGATTACAGCAAGGTGCGTGTCAATCAATATTTCATCGGCGATCATCATCAGTTGGACGTTTTCGTGGAGTATGAAGGCAAGGCGATCCGGCCTTGGCTCTCCACATGGGAGGATGCAAAGAGCCGCGTCATGGTTGGCTGGTGTCTCAGTCCGCAGAACAATTCGCAGACGATTGGCTTGGCCTTGCGTCATGCGGCCCTGCGGAAGCCGAACAGCCCTATCTGCGGCCTGCCGGTCAGAGTGTACATAGACAACGGGAAAGACTATCAGGGCAAACATATGGCCGGTGGACTCAAGCACTCATACAAATTTGATTATAGCAAAGAGGTCAAAGGCGTTTTCGCCAGCCTTGGGATCGAACCCGATTACTGTACGGCCCGGACACCTTGGGCCAAAGGGATGATGGAACGATTCTACCAAACATTTGAAGTACAGTTTTCCATGCAGCTGCCCGGATATTGCGGCAGTAACAACAAAGCGCGGCCCGAGGGCTTCGATGAGAAGAAACTGCTCGCTCAAGGCAAGTTGGTCAAACTGGATGAGCTGGCGAAGCTGATCGAGGAGTACTTTGACAAATACCATAATACGGTTCACAGCGAGCTGAAAGATACGCCGCTCAACGTCTACATGCAAAATGAGAAAGCTCGCGAGGGTGTGCCGGACGCAAGAGCATTCGACATCCTGCTCATGCGTGCGAAAAAACGCAAGGTTTACACTGTCGGCGTCCGCTTCGAGGGCCGCTACTACACACATCCGGCTCTCGACAATTATGTCGGCGAGGACGTGATCGTGCGGTACGACCCTGGCCACTTGGACGAGATCATGATTTTCCAAGGGACGAGCTATCTTTGCACTGCGCGGCAAAATTATACCGAATTCGGTAATCAGGACGAGCTGCAGCTGCACATGCAGCGGCAAAAGCGCTCGCAGCGCCTAGTCAAAGACGCGGTTAACGGCTACAAGGAACGGGCTGGCCTGAAAAAAGGCCATTACACCGGCAGCACGGTCGAAGATGGCAAAGCGGATATGATCACCGGCTTTGAACGAGCCGCCAAAGAGATCGAAGCCGACCAGCAGGAACGAAGCGAGCCGCCGATAGCGCCAGAGCGCACGTCGATCCGCGAGCAATGGCTAGAGAGACAAGGAAAGAAAGCCCTAGGATTGGGCTAATTGAGCGAAAAGGAGAAAAAAATCCATGCCTGAGATTTTCGAATTGAACCATAAAGATATCGTTACAAAAATGAAGCAGCAGCTCGCTGAGCTGAAGGGCAAATACACGGTCCAGCAAATGTCGACGGCGATGGGCGTAAGCCGAAGCGCCTTGAGCCGGTTCATTAACGAGCCGGACTATACGAGCAAGGATATCGAGGAAAAGGTTGCCTCGTTCATAAACAGCGAAATGAGCCCGGACGATGCCCCTGCCGCACCGGCAGATAGGCCGAAAGCAGCCTTCAAAACCACTATCGCGGACATGAATTTCGTTCCGACAAACAACGTGATCCAGGCATCGGCGGTACTGGCTGGTTGCTTGGAATATGGCGACCTCGGGGTAATTATCGGGCCAGCCGGTTCGGGTAAGACACGCAGCGTCGAGGAGTTCATGAAGCAGCACCCGACCCGCGTAGTACGCATCGAGGGCGATGACATGATGAGCACGCGCGACCTGATCGAAGAGATCGGACACGAAATCGGCATGGGCGACGATGTGAAATACGGCACGGTCCGCGACCGCGTGAGAAAAATTGTCCGCAGGCTCAAGCAGGACCCGGTGATGATCGTCGTTGACGAAGCGGACAGGCTGGTCAACTACTCGGTCAAGAAATTGGAAATGCTCCGCACCATCCATGATCAAGCCAAGGTCGGCATCGTATTTGTTGGCCTGCCGAAGCTCGGCACCTACCTGCAGCGCGGCCCGAGCATGCGGGAAAACCTCTCACAGCTATACTCCCGCGTCGGCTTTATTGTTAACCTCGGCGGTTTACGGCGCGAGGAAGTCGAGCAAATGCTGGACGGGTATCAGATCGACGAGGATGCGAAAAAGGAGTTGACGCGCATCGCCCTCGACAAAGAACGCGGCGGATGCCGGGCACTTGTCAAGGCGCTGCGCAGGAGCTTAGACCTTGCGGAAGGCGGCGTGATCACTCTGGAGATCGTGCAGGAAGCGAAGCGGATGCTGCTTCTCGAACGCGCGAGACACTAATCGGGGGTGATGGTGATGACAGTCGATACGCAAGCGATTATTGTCCAGTCCCTGATCGATGACGGCTTTGTTGAACAAGTCGGAGACGAACTTCGCCTGACGGACAAAGGCAACAATGAAGTGCAGCGCTGGCTCATGAAATACAGCATCGGCAAAACTATCATGCTGGGTCTGCATTACACGGAAAAGTTCGGAGTGCCAATAGGAAATCACTGAAGCCGAAACGCCCCGGTGTCCGGGGTGTCGGGTACGGATGGCCTTGTACCCCTGAAGATGGCAGGCCGAAAGGAGAAAGCGCCATGTTTACATTGAACGAACGGATCGAGCAGTTCAGGCAGCAGCTTATCGAAATCGCGGAACGAAACGCCTTTGATTTCAACCATCCTGACGTGCTGGCCGCAAGCCAAGAACTTGACATATTGATCGTTGAGGGGCAACGACGAAAGGAGCTGTTTGCATGACACGCCAGTTACTCTTTGAGCGGACCCGCGAGGTCGTTCGGGACATCATGCAATCCCCTTCCGCATTTCGCCGCATCTACGAGGAGGAACGATCCTTCGGCAACGACGTTACGCTGCTTCCGGGCCTCGTCGTGCTGAAGCTGCAGGACGGAGAGGTCAACTTTATCTGGCAGAACGGCAGGATCGTCGAGCAGGTATATCGATACGTGCAATAGCCGAAACGCCCGGATCGGGGCGTCGCAGGGGAATGACCTCCCCTGCCTGACGATGGCAGGTCAAGAAAGGAAGGCTGGTGAGGAACGCTTGCTCAGTATTGACGGGAAGATACATAAGGACAACTTGTTCGTAGCATTCGGCGAGGATTTCCCGAAACGCTACTCCAATCGGGAGTTTATCCTTCCCAACGGCGACGAAGCCCTCGTATACATCCTCGGCGTTGGCTTTCCAATGTGGAGGCAGAACGGCGACAAGTTCGGGGTTATTATGCCGGTCGAGTACATCATTTCCAAGATCATCAAGAAAGCTTCAGCCGAATTGGAGCATGAAGCTGAACGGATCGCGAAAGCGGCGCTACTGAAACGATTGAACGAGCAGCTGGATGATGCCCTGCTGCAGAAGGATTTTGCCAAGGCCAAAGAATTGCACGATCAAATGCAGCAGCTCAAGGCCTATTACGACGAAAGGAGCTGATTCGTTGACCACCTTAGCGAAACAAACAAGACCCATAACCCCGCAAGATTGGAAGGACATCGAGCAAAAGCTGAAGAGCTTTTACCGCAAGGTCGTACTCGTCTGCGACGGTTACGAACTGACCCTCATCTTGGAGAGGTACAACCAATACCGAAACGTTATCTCGTTCTACGTGAACGGTGTAATCGAAGGCAAATGGCATATTGAGGACTGTGAGGAGCGACGCAGGTTTTTCAGCCCGAAAACGAAGTCGATCTACTCCCCGAAAGAAATGGCGAAATTCAAAAAAATCTCAAAGAAGATGTGGAAAGAGCTGGCGGCTAAAAACAAGTATACCTACTATCAAGCCCATTGGTCCTCTTTCCGGGCGCTGAAAAGCCATTTGGTCAAAAACAACAACGTCATCGAATTGGTTTGCGAAAATACGGAGAAAGGGTTGGATGCCGATGGCGAAGACCAAGATTAAATCGGACCCAGTGAAGTTTGCAACGCCCCGCGATCCGAATCATTGCTTCGTTCTCTTCCCGGTCGGGACTTACTTTAACGCATTGACGGTGGGCGTCGGCTTGGAAAGCCTGCTACGGCAAGTGCAGCATGTACATCGCGACAAGCCGGTCAAGCGGATGGAATACATCCCGCAAGAAAACAAGCTCATCATCGATTTTGAGGAGAGTGACGGTTCATGAGCTACCCTGTTCCCCGCAGAAGTTTGGAAAGGGAACTTCAAGGCACAGGCGCTGGAGAGCTCCGGGAATATCGGTTGAGCGACAAGGAGCTGGAGGCTCTACGAGCGAGAACGGCTGCGCCGCCAACCAATTCCAGCGGCAGGCGGCATTCTAAGCCGATTTCCCTTCCGAATAAGCCCCCGACAAATCGTCTCATGCTGGATCAATACTTGCAGAAGCGAGCGAGCGGCAAGTCGAAACAAGAAATCTGCAAGGAGCACGGTATCGTCAAGGAGACGCTGAAGACGAAGCTCTCCAAATGGGGCATCCTCCAAGCGGACAAGGAAGCAGAGGCGATCAGAGCCTATAAAACAAAAGCCGAAACGCCCTGATCCGGGGCGTCGGGTACGGGTGGCCTCGTACTCCTGACGATGGCAGGCCAAGGAGGTGACCTTTTTGAAATTCACTTGCAAAGCAGCCGAATGCGCCTACAACGACGGCAAGCACGGCTGCAAGCTATCGCAGGTAGATATATGGGAAGGCGGCTCTTGTTCAGATTACGAGTGTCGCGACGATAAGGAGGGCGGTCATGCAGAACGCGGAGCTAGTCTCGGTTTCCGACACCCTATCGGAGATTAGGCGAAAAATGGCGGATCGGCTACGGGTTTACACGGCGGATTACTTCCGCGAACACATCCCCGAGCTAAACGAGCTGGATGTGACCGACGACATGATCACCCGCTGTCCCCCGCTCATCGATATTATCGGGCAGAAACGAAGCTGCAGCGGGTGTCAAGGCTTCCAGCAATGCACGCGGCCCGAAGGCATGAAAGGTTTCTGGCACAAACTGATGGTGGATCGGCGCGATGAACGTTCCTATCTGGACACCTACCTCGTTCAATGCGACCCATTCAAAGCGCACCTGAAAGAGCTGGAATGGCGAAAGCTTCAGGAGTTTTCCGGCAAGGCCAGCACCGACGCGGAATTTACTTTCGGCAATTACCCTGCCGAACAGCGGGAGAGCTATCCACAAACCTTCCAAGAAGCGATGGACTTTGCCAACCGGTTCGAACCGCCAGAAGAAGGCCAACCGATTTCGCCCGAATTTCGGAAGGGGCTGTACCTGTTTGGACTGCCGGGCGTTGCGAAGACGCATCTTGTGCTCGCCATTTGCAACCGGCTTGAGGAACGGCGCGTCCCGGTCTTGTTCGTCCGGGCCGAATCGATCTTTGACAAGATGCGCGGTATGCTGGAGCAAAAGCAGGACATTGAGCCGATTTTGGAGCAATACTGCCGAGTGCCGGTGCTGATCATTGACGAGCTGGCCCAAGAGACGCCGCCGACCGAATTTACTATCGGCAAGGTATTCCGCATCGTCAATACCCGGTTCATCGAGGGCTTGCCGACATTCTTCACCAGCAATTATGCACCGACCGACGTGTATAAAAACGCCTCGGCCAAAGTGCAGGCTGCAGCTGCTGAAAAAATCGAAGCGATCCGTAGCCGGTTAATCAAGATGAGCAAGCATTCGCACCTGCAGGGACGCGATGGTAGAAAAATCGGCATCACGTTCTTGGATGCCCCGAAGGGAGGGAAACGGCAATGATCTTGCATCAGCTCCTATCTGCTCACGAGCAAATGGTTTCACCCTACCCTCCCCATCCCGAAGTGCAAGCGGCACGCTCCGAGCTGGCCCAAGCTTGGCAAAACTTTCATCAGGCCGAACCGGCCTTTGTCGACGCAGCGATCTACCAGTTGACGGCGGCGGAACAAAAGTATCGTGCGCTTTTACGTCATGCCAAGGGGGTAAGCGCCTAATGAAATACGATACCCATGAATTAAAGACTTGGCCGGAGTATTTTGAACTGGTTGTACAGCGGAAGAAGAACTTTGAAGTCCGCCGGAATGATCGTGATTTTAAGGTAGGCGACCTTCTTTGGTTAAGGGAATACAGTCACGAATCAGGCTATACAGGCAGAGAAACCGGGCGCTTCATTGCATACATTCTCGACAACCCGGATTTCGTGAAAGAAGGATATGTAATACTCAGCTTTTAGATATTAAACCGAAAGGATGATCAATACATGGCAAAAGAAAAGAAACCGGCCCAGCTGCCGAAGTACCAAAGCTGGGAGGAAGTCAACGCAGCGCTGCGGGAGGTCGGCGACCTTAACCGCCAGATCGCCGGGATCGAGGCGACACTGAATGAGGGCATTAACAACCTGAAGCTTGATGCCGAAGCCAAGGTCGCCCCGCTGGCGCTACGCAAAGCGGAGCTGGAGGAAAACATCAAGGTGTTTACTGAGCACCACAAAGACGAATTCACCGACAGTAAGACGAAATTTCTCACGTTTGGCAAAGTGGGCTTCCGCAAAACGACCAGCCTCATCACCCGGAACGTCAAGGCGATCATCGAGGCAATCAAGCAAAACCGAATGCAGGATTGCTTGAATATCTCGGTCACGATCAACAAGGAAGAGCTTGCCAAGTACGACGACGCTTCTCTGGAGAAGGTCGGGGCCAAGCGCAAGACCGAGGAAAAATTCTTCTATGAACCCGCTGTGGAAAGGATTGAGACGAAATGAGAGAAACACCTGCGGGTAGGAACCGCAACAACGCGCAGCGCGAACTGAAATCGATAGCACCGCAGCACAAAGTCGGCCTTGATATTGTGACCCGCGTGAGCGGCGATGAGCTCGAAAAGATGATGCAGGGTGCGACGGCCTTCACGAAGTGCTTCGACCCGGCGGATCAGTACGAAGTGACGATTCGCGTGGAGAAAATCATTCAAGGGGGAGCTGAACATGATCATGATCAACACCATGCAGGAGCTGTTTGAGCTGATGTTTGACGGCGATGCAGCCGACCGTTCCTTGCTCCTGGAACGTTTCACGCCGGAGCTGCTCGAACTTTACTACAACAAGGGATACATCCACTAAGGAGGCGGCAAGCATGTCGATCACCCCAGAACAACGGAAGAAAATATTCGCGATCCAGCGCCAGCACGGCATGAACGAAGATGATCTTTACTCCGTGGTCGAGCAGGTTTCCGGCGGTCGAAGCATATCGCAGCTGACCAAGGAACAAGCCGTCCGGGTGATCGACCAGCTCAACCGATACACCGGCCAAGCCCCCGAAGCTGGCCGGAAGATGGCGTCGAAGGCGATGCTTTGGAAAATCCGCGAACTGGAGAAGCAGCTCGGCTGGGACGATGATCCGAAACGGCTGCAGGGCTTCATGAAAAAGTTCTCAGGAGTCGAGCGAATCGAGTGGCTCACGCACCAAAAAGCATGGAAGCTGATCGAGTCGCTGAAAAAGGTACTGGCGCGTGAACAGAAAGGCGCAGTATAATACGCAAAGGAGGCAAGCCCGATGGAGATCACCGACGAATTGCTTCAGGAGATAGACCCGGAACAATTGCCCCACCCTTACCATCAGATTGTCGAGGTTGTCGGCATTAAGGGAGCCCTGCAGATCGCCGAGCAATTCGGCGGCACATACGTGTACTTCCCCAAGGTGGAGGGCGCGATCCGCAAGGCGAGGGACAAACTGATTCAGAAGGAATTTGACGGAACGAACTACAAGCAGCTGGCTCGGAAGTACAAGCTTTCCGAATCGTGGATTCGGGAAATCGTCGACAACAAGGACGATAACCAGCTCGAAATGCAATTCGGCTAAATGTTTCAAGTGGGTTAATCAAATAAAAAAGTTATGAGGCGTGTTCATAATCGAACACGCCTCTTTGTTATTCTCAAAAGGCAAATAATACCTGATTACTTTAGGGCCGAAATGAGGTGAGTGGATTTTGGAATGGAAAGAAGTATTCCCGCTAGTGTTAACCATCATGATCGGCATCATCGCCTATTTCTTGAAGCAGCTGCACAAGCAAATTTCTGACAACAACGACGAGCGTAAACGGGAGATCGAAGAGCTGAGAAACGACTTCGACGAAATGAAGGATAAAATGCCATTCACCTACGTACTGCGAGAGGATTATATCCGAAGCATGGCAGCGTTTGGGAACAAGCTGGATAAAATACACGATCACATCGTGCTGAAGGATAAGGGGTGAATACCAACATGGATATGAAGACGATTATGTCCAGACAAATTCGCGGGTACATCATGAAGGTGCTGCAGATCGGACACCCGCAGCCAACCGGATCGAACGTAATTGAAATTTGCTTGGTGGATGCCGGTTTGCCGGTGACGCCGACCGCCCTCTCCGGCCATCTGGACTATCTCAAGGAAAAAGGCTACATCGAAATCACCAAACCGGGACTCAAAGGGATTGACTTGCCGATTTCGCTTCCGAAGCTCACGCCCAAGGGCATTGATCTTCTGGAAGGCAATATCGACCCTGATCCGGGAGTATACCTGCAATGAGCAAGGGGAAACGCCGGAAACATTTCAAGATTGAAGACCTGCCCAAAGACATCCGAGCCAAAGTCGACGAAATGCTTGCCAGCCAAAACCCTCGCTACACCTACGAAGAGATTCAGTTTTTCTTGTTCGAGGAAGGGCATCCCATCGGCAAGTCAAGCATCGCCCGGTATCACAACTCGTTCGAGCGCATTACTGAACGGATCACCGAGACGAGGGAAAAGCTGAAGGTGCTGGTCGACGCTGTCCGGGATCAGCCGGGCACGGACCTTGCGGAAGTCGCGAACCAGCTCATGATGCAAGGGTTGCTCCAACGGGTCGCACAAGCCGAGGACGAATTTGAAAGCATTTCTCTGGAGAAGGCCGGACGCCTCATCGCCAGCCTTGAACGCTCTGCCGTACAGCGCGAGAAGCTGAAGTACGAATTTGACAAAGGCGTCTCGCAAGCAGTTGAAAAAGTAAAGCTGCAGCTGCACGAGGAGCTGAAGAACGACCCTGACTTGTATCATCGTTTGGTTGCGAAAGTGGATCAGATTCATGTGGACCTGACCGCTGTGACGTAGCTGCACGGGTCGCCTGCAGAGGCGACGCTTCCGGTGGCGGGTGGGACGGAAGCAACCCCGATCTTTGATAAAGGCGAATGTCGGAGCCGATTCGACCGCTGGCCGACACACGACAGTGTGCCATACGCCCGAACTTGGGGTACATGGGCCGATGAAAATCCGGGTGGCAACCGGTACGGCGTTGCGACGATCCGTCAGCTGGCGGGGAGCGATCAGCGGAGCGAACCGCGAACGTGTATCCGATGGGGAAGCCTTGCTCCTCATTATCAAACTACTTGAAAGGACGTGCCACATGATCAGAAAGCTGTGGTACCGATTCATTCGAAAATTAGCACCCTATAGTGTACCGGAACCTCGCAATCGACAGGAGCGCAGGAAGGGGCGATTCGGACCTTGTTAAGCATCGTTTACCCGAATCTATAACTCTTTCAAAAACGGCTCTGATTTGCGAGTTTTTTAGTTTAGGGGTACAGAACTATCCGATCTACCGGATAGGGCCGTTATAACGCGTTATAACGCCGTTACGGAACGCATAATCCCCTCATAGGTAGTGAGCATTTATGAAAAATGATTCTACTCGCAAAAAAACGGGTTCGATTGTCGGCGATATCGTCGGCCCATCGAACAATAGCCGCGTGGAAGATTGGGAGTTTCCCCTATGGGAAGATTACGCTGCGAAGTACCCGGACATTCAGGCGCTGAAGGGCAAGCTACCGTTCACCGGCCCGACCGGACTCAGACGCAAGCTCGGGGAAGTGGATATGGAATACTTTGGCCGGGCGTACTTGCCGGACTACCTCCCTACCGCTCCCCCGCCCTTTCACGGCGAATGGTTCGATGATTTGCAGCGGGTCGTCGAGCGGAACGGCGGCAGCAATATGGTGCGATCCGCACCGCGCGGCCACGCCAAGACGACCATTTGGGACTTCGTTTTCCCCACGTGGACAACGCTGTACAAGAAAAAGCTGTACATCCTGATCATTTCCGACACCTACGACCAAGCGCAGGGCTTTATCTCCAACGTCAAGGATGAGCTCGAATCAAACGAGCGCATCTTGGAAGACTTCGGTTCGCTGAAAGGCGACCGCTGGCAGGAAGGCAGCATCGAATGCTCCAACGGTGTCAAGATCGAGGCGCTCGGTGCAGGCCAAAAAATCCGAGGCCGGAAAAACCGGAACCGCCGCCCCGACCTTATCATTCTCGACGATATCGAGAACGAGGAAAACACGGCGACGCCGGAGCAGCGAGCCAAGCTGAAAAACTGGTACGAGAAGGCCGTTCTCCATGCAGGCGCAGCGTATACGGACTTCGTGATTATCGGGACGGTCATCACCGACGAGGCGCTTTTGGCCGAGCTTTTGAGAAATCCTGCTTACGACTCAAAAGTGTATCGCGCGGTGGTTTCCTTTGCGGAACGCGAGGACTTATGGGCCGAGTGGAAACGGATTTACACGGAGCTGGCGAATCCAAGCCGCGAGCAAGACGCTTGGACGTTCTTTCAGCAAAACCGCGAGGAGATGCTGCGCGGCGCGAAAGTGCTGTGGGAAAAGAATAGTCCGAAGTTTCCGAACGGCTATTACGACCTGATGGTCGTTCGCATCAAAGGCGGCGAGGCCGCATTCGCCAGCGAAATGCAGAACGACCCGAAAAGCTCGGAAGAAAAGTTCTTCCAGCCCAAGAAATACAATGCCGATCAGCGGCCACCGCTGGGTCAGCTCGACATTGTGATCACGGTCGACCCGAGTATGGGGCAATCGGACAAGTCCGACCCTTCGGCGATTATCGCCCTCGGGACTCATAGAAAGACCGGTCAAATGTACACGCTGGACGCGAGCATCATGATCCGCCACCCGAACAAGATCATCGAAGATTTGTTCGACATCGCCTTGCAGTATTTGGGTGTGAACCTGCGGATACAGGTCGTCGGCATCGAGGACGTACAATTCCAAGCGTTCTTCAAGGACGAAGTGGAGCGTCGGGCCAAGGAGCGCGGCATCCACTTACCCATCAAGCCGATTCGGAACACGGTATCGAAGGAATTGCGGATTGAGTCGCTGGAACCATCGATCAACAACGGCTATGTGCTCATCCATGAATCGCACACCGTGCTGATCGCGCAGCTGGAGAATTATCCGCGAGCCAAGAAGGACGGCCCGGATGCTTTGGAAATGGCCGTCCGGCTTTCTAAACAAGGAATTACAAGCAAGGTTCGTGGCGGTACCGCAGGCCACGCCGCACGCGGGGTCACGCAGCATTTGAAATCGATTAAAGATCAAATCGGGCGTTTGGGAAGGAGGCTGTACTAGATGGCGAGTATAGAAATGCGCCAATTCGGCTCGCAGCTCACCGGGATGCTGTACTCGTTCTCTCTAGGAACCAGCAACCCGGACTCGATTGGCATTGACGTTTACGAGCGCATGATCGAAACGGACGAAACGATAGGCAGCGGGGTAGATTTTCTCATATCGACCGTCGTTTCGCGCCTAGGCCGTTACCATCATGAGAACCCGGACATCAGCGATTTTATTAACCGGTGCTTCGAGGAAATGAATGGCAGCTTGGTGCTTGCCTGCTATGACATCCTCTCTGCCGTGTGGGCTGGGTACTCCACGACGGAGATCAATTTCACGGCCAAGTCCGGCAAAATCATGATCGACAACTTGGTCACATACCATCCGCGCTCCATCAAGTTCGACATTGACCGCTCTACCGGTAAGCTGAAGGACAACGGCGTTATCCAACAGGCCGGGGTTGCGGTCGAACGGATTGAGATACCGAAGGACAAGTGCATCATTTACACGCACAACCCGCGTTTCGGCAATCTGTACGGGCGCAGCCAGCTGAAGCGCACGTACAAAAACTGGTTGCTCAAGGACACGATCTTGAAGATGTGGGCGACGGCGCTGGATCGGTTCGGCACGCCGCTGCTTGGCGCTTTCTCCGAGGACGCTATGGTGACGGTCGAGATCGACGGCGAAGAGAAGCAGATTTCGGCTATCGACTATCTGCTCGGCATCCTTTCTAACATCCAGAACGAGACGGCACTTGCCTTCACAAAGGGAGTCGATGTGAAAACCTTATATAACCCGACGGGCAACATCGGCGAAAACTTCCATCAAGCGATCCTGTACTTGAACAAAATGCTGTACCGCTCCTTGCTGATTCCTTCGCTCATCTTCGACGAAGGCGACCGCAGCGGCAGCTTGGCTCTCGGTGAGAGTCACTTCGCCGCCTTCGACCAGATGAGCGGCAGCATTTATCGCCGCCTGACGGAAACGCTTATCGAGCAGCTCGTAGCCCGGCTGATCGATTACAACTTCGGGCCGCAACAAAATTACGGCCAATTCGCCGAAGCGCAAGTGTCGCTTGTCTATCAGAAGCTGATCGCCGAAATCTTCAAGCAGTATGTGGAAATCGGGGTGCTGGACCCGGCCACCGAGGAGGACTTCTCCTACATGCGATCTACAGCCGGATTGCCGGATCGCGAACTGGTTCCCGCCGAGGACGATTCGCAGAAGGCGCAGCTCGCCGACATCCCCCACTATTGGCGAGGTGAAACGGGATGAGCGCGGCACGCCAGTTCCAGCCGGTCGGCAAACGGAGCCTGAATGAGATCGACCGCATCGAAGCCAAAGGGCTGCGCGGATTTAAGGAATGGCTTGACAACGTCCGCTCGGTCACGCTGAAGCATATTCGCTGGTCGCTGCCGGTCGAGACGCTGCAGCTCCCCGGCGGTTTGGACAAGGTGCTGCAGGAAGCCGGACGTACAGCCCTTCAATCCGGGAAACGCCAAGCGAAGCGAGAAACGAACGCGCTGAAGCGGCATTACCGGAAGAAGCGCAAAAAGCTGGCGATGGCTCCCCCGACGTTCAGCAGCTTCAAGGTAACGCCGGTCGAGGCGATCCGGGCGATGGACGAGCGCGAAAACTATATCGCCGGTCGAGTGACAGACGATTTGTTCGCCGAGCTGAAGGGCGTCGTCAAAGGAAACTTGGACGATCAATACTCCCGGCCAGAAGCCGAGAGCAAGCTTCAGGACATTCTCGGCGCGGCGCTGGATCGCGCCTCCCTCATCATCACGACGGAGACGACTTACGGTGTGAACCGGGGGCGGCTGCTGTCGTTCGCCGAGGATGGCGTCGATTACGTGGAATTTATAGCGATTCGCGACCAACGCACCAGCGTGCAATGCAATTCGCGTCACGGCAAGGTGATGCGACTGAACGATCCGCAGCTGGCCGACAATACGCCGCCGCTGCATGGCCGCTGCCGGTCGCTACTCTCCCCGATTTATTCGGCCTTTGAGCCGGATGTGGTGAGCGATCCAAAGCGAATCGATTGGAGCAACGCCCAACCGCTGCCGAGCGGATGGCGCAGATAACCTACATGGAGGTGAATGAGTTGGACCCGACATTAAAGATTCCGTTTTTCCGCATTGGTCGGTGGAAGCATCCGGTCTATGGCGAAATCGAGGCGACGCAGCAAATGTTTGACGCGATGATCGCCAATTTCCGCAGCGGCGTGCTTGGCCGACCGCCTTATATCCGCATCGGCCACGACATTCAAGCGAGCAGCATCGACAAGTTCGGTGATGCGCCTGCAGAAGCATGGGTATTCGATATCCAGCAAGAAGGCGACATTCTGTACGGCCTTGCAATCCCGACGAGCTACACCGTCGTCGATGCCATTCAAACGAAGCGGTACCGGTTCGCCAGCGCGGAGTACGACCCGGATTATTCCGACAAGGAATCCGGCAAAAAGGTCGGCCCGGTCTTGTCGGCCATTGCGCTGACGAACGAGCCGTTCCTGACCAAGCTTCCCGATGCGGAGGCTGTATTCCTTGCCGATCAGAAGGCAGGGAAAACCACATTTCTCATGGATTACGAGGAGGTCGATTCAAAGATGGAAACCAAGAAGCAAGAAGATTTGCTGCAGGAGCAAAACACCCTGCTGAAAAAGCTGTCCGATGGGCTATCCGGGATCTTCTCCCTGTTTCAGTTCGGCGCGGCCCGAGGCGGCGCAGCGAGTGGATTGTCTGAGGAGGAACGTCGCAAGCTGGCCGATTATGACGAGCTGAAAAAGCGGATCGATACTGCCGAACAGACGACGGGCCAAGTAGTACTTGCGCAGCGGCAGTCCACTATCGAAAGCAAGATGGCGGCGCTCGTTGCACAAGGCGTGCCGCCGGTATTGTGCGACAAAGCAAAAGCTATCCTGCTGGCCGCTCCTGCAGGAACGCTGGTGAAGCTTTCGGACACGGAGCAAAAGCCGCTGGACGATGCCATTTTCGGATTGCTCGAAGCGCTGCCGCAGGAAAACCGCGTGCGCCTCTCTCAGTTCGGGCAAAAGCACTTTAACCCGCCCGGCACAAATGCAGCTTCGCTCTACGGAGACGTGGTGCCCGAGCTGTCAAAGAATCAGTAACATGCTACCGACGCATCGGCAGATAGTCCTATTTTCCATATGAACCCATAAGGAGGCAAATATCCTATGTCCGTAAACGACATTCAAACGCTGGGCGGCACGGTGTTGACCGAACTGGCGAAAACATTCGAGAACCGTCCGACCCAATTGCTCGCATTCTTCCCGGTAAGGGACATTCAAGAGAAAACCGTCAAGGTTGAGAAGATTTACGGCGGCGTCGGCATGGCGCGGATCGTCGACAGCAAAACGCCGGACGGCTTCGCCGATGGCCGCAAAGTGGAGACGACGCAGCACGACCCGATCTACAGCCGGGAGAGCGACAACATTCCGAACGACGTGGTGAACAGCCTGCGCATGCCGGGAACGGTTAACGAGAAGTACGGCAAGAAGTATGTGGCCGATCAGGTGAAGCACCTGACGAACCGTAACGACACGCTGTACGACTTCCTTCGTTCGCAAATGTTCCTCGGCGGGATCGATTACACTGACCCGGTAACAGGCAAACGTGTTCAAGTCGACGCCGGTATCCCGGTAGATCACAAGGTCAATAACACGCTGGATTGGGACGACGTGAACGTCGATTTCTTGGAGGAGATCGAGGATTATATCCTGCTCATCAAGAAAAACGGCATGGTGCCGCCGACGCACATCGTCATGAACAGCACACGGAGATCGAAGTTTTCGAAGAACAAGAAGCTCCGCGCTTATGCGGAGACGGCACGCGATCCGGGCAAGGTACGGTTCGCTAATGGCGAGATCACGCACATTTGCGGCCTTGAGATTGTCGAGGAAAACCGGGTATATGAGGAGCTGACTTCCAACGGCTCTGGCGGTTACAACCGGACGGTGAAACAAATGATGCCTGACGATAAGGTCGTCATCTGCTGCAAGGAGTACGAAATGGAGCCGCTGGGCCGGACGGACTTCGTAATCGGCGAGCACCCGGACGGCTTGGCCGGTATTTGGAGCCGCGCGGCGGAAACGCAGCCGCCTGCAGCTCCGGGCGTATTGCTTCAGGTTGGCCGCGCCGGTATGCCTTATGTCCGGTACCCGAACTGGATCGTCGTCGTGACGATTGTTGATCCGACTCCGTAAGGAGTGAGCCACGATGACCTACACGACGGCTGAACGGATCGAGGCGCTGCTGAAGGATTTCGTCCGGGTGGACAACTATACGCCGGAACAATACGCGATGTTCATCGAAAAGGCGGAGGCGCGGATCAACGACCGCCTCCGTCCCTACTATATGGTGCCATTTTCGGCCCCGGTACCGGCCATGATCGTCTCCATCGCGGAAGACTTCGCCTGCAGCTTCATGGTCGATCAGGATTACATCGACCGCCCGAACAACGAGCAGGTGCCGCTTGCTCAAGTGTACTTTCGCCGGGCCGAACGCGACCTTGATCATATCGCAAAAAATCTCACACTGGACGGTTTGTCCGGCGTGAAACGTGTGGCGCTGCCCCGAGAGGTGACGAGTCCCTCTGCAGGAACGACCACGCCGAACCGAAGTCCGATGAAGGCGGCGTTAGATCAATGGCCGGTGTAGAGTTTCGGATTCAGGCAAAGGGCTTGGAGAACGTCGAGCAGCAGCTGCGCAAGTACGAATTCCGCGCGGAGGAGCTGCGCCCCGGTTTGCGCCGGGTCGGCCAAGTCATCGTTCGGTCGGTTGACAAAAACTTCGAAGCCCAAGGTCGACCGCAAAAGTGGAAGAGCCGCAGCGACTTGCGGCTGCAGCAGCTCATCGCCGATGCGGAGGATCGGGCCAAAGGAACGAAACGCTATCAGAACTTGAAGCGCGAGTCGACGAAAACGAAGCATCTTCGCCAAGTCGGCGAGACAACCCGAAACGGTCCGATTCTTCAGCAAACCGGCGATTTGCGTAAAAGCATCGTGTTCCGGGTGGAGCGAACCTCCGTCATCGTCGGCTCGCCGCTGCGCTATGCTGCCATTCACCATTTCGGCGGCGTGATCCGTCCGAAAAGCAAGAAGGCGCTCTTCGTACCGGTCGGCGGCGGCAAGTTTCTAATGCTGAAGAAAGTCGTCATCCCGGCAAGACCGTTCCTTATGATCCAGCGGGAAGACGAATCGAAGATCGAAAAAGCGATGCTCGGCCACATCGAAGGTGAAGGAGGCTCGCTATGAACAGCAAGGTGTATGAAGTCATCGACGCTATTATCGAGCACCTGCAGGCCGACGATGGCTTGCAAGATGTCCGGGATTTTCACCGGATGAATGGCTTTGCGGTACCGCGCAGGCCGACGATATCGGTTGGTGCCGAGAACGTGAAATACGAAACAGACACGCGCGACCTCGACCGCGCAGAGGCTGAAATCAAGGTCTATGTCTACTTGGACGACCGCGAGCTGGAACGCGGAGAAAGCACGGCGTGGGAGCTCGCCTCCCGCATCCGCCTCTCCCTTCTCTCAAATCGATACCTGGGCGGCATTCTGGAGGACTTGGAAGTCAAGGGCATTCAAGCGGTTTATGCAGAAGTGTCCAACTCCAATCTGCATGCCTGTCAAGTGGACGTAACCGCGATTTATTACGAGGAACGTCGCAAGCAAGCGCCGTTCCAGCCGATTGAGCATCTGCAGAGAGATATCGCGCAAGATCAGGGAGGAGCGTGAACCAATGGCAAAAGAATATATTGTGCCACGCATTGACGTGGATGAAAGCGACGTCGGACCTCGCCCGGCCTCCGGGGTTAGCCTCGGGCGGATCGGCGTCGTCGGCACGTTCGCGAAAGGGCCGCTAAACAAGCCGGTGACAATTGGCTCGCCGGATCAGTTCGTTCAACAATTCGGGGAGTTTCGAACCGACCTCTCCGGGCCGCTTTCGATGCTCGGCGCGTTCAACCAAGGCGCAAGCGACTTTGTGGTGGTGCGGATCGGTGGCGCATCGATTGCCACCGCCAAGCTGACGCTGAAGGACGATGCAAACGCCGACAGCATCATCGCGGAAGCAACCTCGCCCGGTAAATGGGCAAACGGCACGGAATCGACTGGCATTAAAGTTGCTGTCGCTGCTGGTACCTCCGCTGGGACGGTCAAACTGGTCGTCATATCCGGCAACAAGAGTACCGTCTTTGACGGCGTGACGCTCGACAATGTGGGAACGTTCAGCACAAGCGATGTAACTTTCAAGAAGGTGACCGGCGCGACGAAGCTGCCGAACGTGATTGACGCGCAGCCGCTGGCCGGAGGCGACGACGGCGCAACGACAGCTGACACCGATTACGTCGGCACACTGGCGGCGGACGGTTCCCGTTCCGGTCTGCGAGTGCTCGACCCGGTACGCTGCTCGGTCGTGATCGCGGCGCAGCAGTCCAGTACGGTGATCCGTTCCGCCCTGCTCACGCACGCGGCGAATGCAGGGCTGGACGAAGGGCTGCGCATGGCAGTGCTCAATACGCCGCAAGCAACGGCGGTCGACGCTGCCACGGCGCTCACCGGGTCGCTGGACAGTATGCGCGGCATCATGGCCTATCCGTGGGTCGAACCGCAGGAGATGGAAGGCGTTTATGTCGCACCTGACGGTTATTACGCCGGACGATTGGCGCAGCTGCCCGGTCATCACAGCCCGAGCAATAAGCAAATCAACGGCATCCTGTCGACAGAGCGGCTGCTCACGTATGCGGAAGTCAAAGCGCTCACGCAAGCGAAGATCAGCCCGATCACGCTCGTTGAAGGTCGCGGCTTCCGCATCCGCAACGGCTTGACGCTGGCAAGCGATACCGCTTGGAACCAGACAAACATCCGGCGCATCTTCGACAAAATCGAAATGACGGTTTACAACGACACGCAATGGGTCATTTCGGAGCCGCATACGCCGAAGACGTGGGCCGCGCTGGCCGCGCAGATCGACGCGGTGCTGCAGAACATGAAGCAGCAGGAGGAAATCTACGATTTCAAGCCGACCGTCTGCGACGCTTCGAACAACCCGGCAGAAATGGTACAGGCGCGTATCCTGAACACGCGCATCCGCGTCCGCCCGATCTACGCCGCCGACTACATCGACCACGCAATTCAGCGCTTGGTCGGTAATGAAAAGTAGGTGGCTGCATGATTACGGTAAAAGATTCCTGCACCGCGTGCGGAGCCTGTGTCCCGGTTTGTCCGGTACAGGCTCTCGTCTACACGGATGATCGGCAAAAGGTCGCCGTTGAGAAATCGTGCGTCAGCTGTAACCTGTGTATTCCAGCCTGCCCTATTGCGGCCATTGAAGAAGTAATTCAAACAAGCAAACCTAACAAGAAAGATAAAAAGACGGAGGTGATCGAGAATGGCGAGGAAGGCACCAATTCAAGGGTTTGACGTTTCGATTTCCATCGTCGGGCCGAACGGCCCGGAGCTGGCCGGTGAATTCAATGAGCTGGAGATCAGCATCAAGAACGAAACGGAAGAATACCTCGAAACGAATGAGCGCATCGCGCAAATTCTCGACGGCGAGATCAAGATCGACGGCAAGCTGAAGCGCGGCATGGTGTATACGGATGTCATTCGCCGGGTTTATGGAGTGAGCTCGATGAAGCGTGGCACGAAAATCCCTTCGCAGCCGCGCTTCACGATTACGGCCACATTCGATGCGCCGGAGAAGGGATTGACCGGCAAGCAAAAGCTGCTCGATGTCATCATCCCGGAGCTGAGCATTTCGGTCAAAGCCGGGAAAACGGTCGTCAACAAGGATTTGTCCTTTAAGGCCGAAGGAATCGAAGAGGCGTAACGACCTGCAAACGATTCGCAATTAGTCTCACAAATCATTAGAAATCGAGGAGGATTTCCCCCATGACTGCAAACAAAGTATACGGCCCTTTAACCTTGCCAAGCGGCAAGGTGATCACATTCCGCAAACCGAAAGGCTTAGATCGCGCCAACGTGCTTGATATCGTCCCGATCAGCGACGAGAACGTGGTCGGCGGCACGCTACACGTTGAACAAGCCTTGAAAGCGAAATGCGTCGTTTCGGTAGACGGCCAGCCGGTCGATGCAACCAGCTTCCTGAATTTGTTCAACGATTGGGACGATGACGACGTCCAATTCTACGCCACCGTCCATACCGAAATGTTCGGAATGACGGAAGAAAAACGGGATAAAGCCAAGGAAGCCGCCCGTTTTTTGCTGGGCAACTCGACCTCTACCGATGGGTCCAGCTCGAAGGCCGAGTAGCGTTGAACGAATGGCTCGCCCTTTCGGACGATATGCGCGAGGCGGTTTGGGAGTCGTTCGAATGGATGTGTGAGCAGCAGTTGGAAGGCTCGGACAGCGAGGAATGAAAAAGAGACGGACCCGATAAAACGGGAAACCGTCTCTCTTATTTGTTGCTGTTGGCGCTCTTAAAAGATTGGCGAGCTGCAGCGAAGTTCATCTGCATTTTTCGTATTTGTGGCTCATATTTAGCGACCGCCGTGCCGAGTGCCACGATCAGCATGATTATAAACCACATCCATGCTGGTCCAAACAGGAAAATGCTGACTCCTTCAGCGCAGAGCCACGCAATAGGGACTATAAAAATGGCTGCGACGATAGCTGTAGCAAACGAGAGAATAAACTGAGCGATTAAGGCAAAGCTCTTGAAAAACCCGAACATGAATCATCCTCCGTTCGATCCGTTTTTCCTGATTATACCACATGCGAGGAGGTGAGGCTATATGTCCACCAGTATGCAGGTCGCCCTTGTGCTTACTGCTGTTAATAACATGGGTACGACGATCCGTGCTGTTAAACAGCAGGTTAGCGATCTTGGTGCAAGCTATGACGCACTTCGGCAAAAAGTGCAGAAGATGAATGACCTTCGCGCCAGTGGTATCAAAGATGCGGCGGCTGGTGCCGCTATGCTCGCTCCTATCGAATCATCAGTGAAAGCAGCAGCAAACTTGGAATATGCGATTAAACGGCTGGAGATCGCCCAATATGATGCTAGCAAGCCAGCCGAGGAACTGAAGAAGCAATTGAAAGAGTTGGAGGCGCTCGCGGTTAAATTGGGCGCGGATACGGCATTTAGTTCCAAGGAAGCTGCAGACGGTATGACGACGCTTATCCGCGCGGGGATGGACGTGAAAGACGTGTTAGCAGGTGGGGCTGCAGCAGCGATCTATCTGGCACAAACGGCTGAAGTCGCTCCAGTAACAGCTGCCGAAAGCATCGCCAAGATGTCGAACATGTTCAAAGTCAATGGCGACCAGCTTATGCAGGTGGCGGATGACATTAACCGTGCATCGAACGCATCCTCCGCTGGCGTTCAGGAGATCATGTACAGCATGCAGCTTGCTGGTATGAGTGCCAATACCCTCGGATTGACGGCCAAGGAAACATCACTCTTGATCGGCACGCTTTTTAACCAAGGCTTGAACAACTTGAGTGGCAGCTCCCTGAATAACCTATTGCTCGCATTGACCAAGATTGACGATCAAGCCGGTGAAGCGATGGCGAAGCTTGGGATGCTGAAGAACGCAACTTTTGAAAAGAAACAAGACGGCACTTGGAAGATCAAAGGCGGCGAAGGCGCGGTATTTAACGATAAAGGGCAAATCAAAAGCGCCCAAGCATTGGTCGATACCGTTCGTGCTGCATTTAAGTCAAACGGCGTTGAGTTGAAAGACATTGTGGACTCGAAGGGGAATTTGCTTCCGAAAGAGCAGCTTGATCAGCTGGCAAGCAGCAAGCAGAACGTTGCGCAGACGCTCCTATTGTTCAAGCAAGCGTTTGGCGAGGAAGGTATGCGTGCCGCTATTGCTCTCGCTGCTGAAGGTAAAGGTTCATATGAAGCGACGACAGAAGCAGCAAAGCAGTCGATGGAAATTCAAAAGCAGGTTAACGAGCTTCAGGCAACGACCGTCGGTTTGTTTGAACAGATGCAAGGAGCTTGGGAAACCTTCAACGCATCTTCTGGCGGGGTTGTTCTTGACGAAGTGAAGCAGCTTGCGAAAAAAGGACTGGAGCTGATTGATGTACTCGCGAAGTGGACGGCCGCTCATCCGCAATTAACCCGAGTAATCATCCAAACTATTGCAGGGTTAGCATTACTACGCATCGGAATAGGTGCTCTTAAAATCGTTCAGGGTGTCGTGCTCGGCCCATTGTTTTCAATGGGCGGCGGCTTTATCCGATTCGGTAAATATGTCGGCGATGCGACGAAGGCGTTCACTTTCTTTCGGACGGTCGGAAACGGCGTTTTTACTGCCGGGTTGAAGGCATTGTTCAAGGATTTCCCTATTCTCCAGCAACTCATTCAGGGAGGCGCGCGAGCTTTATCTTCGCTGGGCCGGGTCGGATGGAACGGTTTCATGTTCTTGGTTCGAGGTGCCGGTAGCGGCCTAATGGCGCTGGGACGCTTTGGCGTTCAAGGAGCTGTATGGCTGGCGCGGATCGGCGCAAGCTTCTTGACGGTAGGTGTACAGGCGCTGCTTATGGGAGCGCGGATCGCGCTCGCTTGGTTCATTGGCATGGGACCGATCGGCTGGATCATTCTCGGCGTGACGGCGATCATCACCGGTGCAATTCTCGCATGGAAGAACAACTTCCTCGGATTCCGAGACAAGATCACCGCGATATGGGAATGGATCAAATCAAACTGGCCGACGCTCATTCTAGCCGCGATTAACCCAATAGGCGGCATCATCATGGGCGTGCTTAACCTTCTGCCGTATGATGCTCTCGAATGGGGCAAGAACATGATGAAAATGATCGCGGACGGCATCAAGAAAGGCATCGACTGGGTCAAGGAAGCCGTGACGAATGCAGGCGGCATTATCAAGAAGTTTCTTGGCTTCTCCTCGCCTACCGAGGCCGGGCCTGCCTCCAATTCGGATCAATGGGCACCGAATTTCATGAAAATGTTCGCCGGTGGCATTGACGCTGGATTGCCGAGCGTCGCTAAGTCGGTCAAAGGAACGGCAGCGCAAATCTGCTCCGGGCTATCGGACATTCAGGTGGCCGCGCCTACCGTACCGACGGCCAATATCCCGAATATGGACAATGTCATTCCGTTCCCGGCCAGCCTACCCCGCATCGAGCGGCCAAACGTTCCGGCCTCCGACATCGTTCCGTTCCCGCAGCGCATGGGTCAAGAAAACAAGACGTTGCTGCAGCGGCCACAAGGCGGCATGAACGTCAACGATAATCGCAAGATTGACATCACGATTTATGCGAACGACGCCAAGGAAGCGGAGATCGGCGTTCGCCGCGCGGTCGACGACAAGTACATCGCGTCTCGCGGCGTCAAAAAGCAAGTATGGCAAGGAGCGTGAGCAAATGGCGAATACGTGTACGATTGGCGATTTCACATTTGAACTTGCGCCAGAGCGCGAAATTGACATTAGCAGCGGTCGGGACATCGCTAAGATCGATGTACCCGGCGGCGCTCCACGGTATCAGGATGTCGGGCCAAGCGAAAAAATAGCAAGCTGGTCCGGCTTGCTGCGCGGCGATGAGGCATACAAGCAAACGCTGCTGATCGAAGAGGAAAAGGACAAAGGCACATGGTTGCGCTGGCGTTACGGAGAGATCGCGGCGGATGTGCGCATCAAGTCGTTTAACAAGAAGATCATCCGATTCGATTATATCCGCTACACTATCGAGCTGATCGTGAAGGTCAGCTCGCCGGTTGTGGATGATGGCAGCGGCAGCGAAACGGTTGAGGAGCCGCAAATCGCCGCAGCCGATACCGAAGCCAAGGAGTACGTCGTTAAGCAAGGCGATACGCTTTGGCAGATCGGGCAAGAAAACGGGGTTGATTGGGAGACCATCGCCTCGGCCAACGGCATCACGAATCCGCGCAAATTGGCTATCGGGCAAAAACTGACGATTCCGGTGTGAAGGTGGTGAGCTCATGAGTATGGATGCACCGAGGGCCATTGTTGAGGTGGAAGGCGCAACCGTCCGCTGGGACGACCTGATCGATATGCGGCTAGAGAATACGTTGTACTTTGCTGCAGATTCATTTGAAATTCAGCTGAACAACGAGAACATGCTGTCGGATTGGCTTCGCAAGGAGCAGGAAGTTCGCATCTATCTAGGCTTCGTCAACGATCCGGGTCGCTGGTCCAAACAGGAGTTGCAGCACGTCTTTACCGGCAAAATCGACGGTGTAAAGCCGAGTTTCGCTGCTGAAAAAACGGTTCAGATCATCGGGCGCGACTATTCAGCCCGGTACCTTGACACCGACAGCAGCATCGCTTTCGCGAATCAAAGTTCCGATGAAATCGCGATTCTGCTGGCGAATAAATACGGTCTTACGCCGGTCGTTACGCCAGGCGTAGCCACTCTCGACAAAGAAATGTTCAGCGACAAAAAGGAATGGGACATCCTGCAGATGCTGGCAGATCGGGAAGGGTTCATCTGCTATGTCGATAAAGACAAACAGCTCTATTTCGGTCCCCGGCAAGACGAAACAGACGAGGCGGTCGTTCATAAATTCTCACGGAAGCGCGGTTATGAGAACTGTACCCTCGAATTTGACGACTCCGCTGTAGGAGTTGTCAATACCGTTACCGTTCGTCACTGGCACAAAAAGCGACTTATCGAAGCCAGCGCAAAAGATGACTTCCTCATTCAGCAAATGGGCCAAGTGAAAGAACGCATTGTCTACGAATCCAAGGCAACAACGCCGGAGCTGGCCCAAACCCTTGCGCAAAAGCGGTTGAAGGAATGGAGCCGCCAAGTGATTACCGGAAGGGCTTGGGGGCCGCTAGTCCCGGAGCTAATCGCCGAGCGCAAGGTTGCAACCGAAGGCTGCGGACGGTTCGACGGCGATTATTATATCGACAGGGTGACGCATTCCATCAGCAAGATGGGAGCCACGTCCGAGGTTGACATTACGAACGTAAGGCCGGAAACGGCCCAACAGTACAGACAAGACTTATACGATTATCAGGGGGCGAAGTTATGACGACACCACAAGCGGGAGTCATCACCGGCAGGAACGAAACGGAACAGCTCGTTAAGGTCTTCCTTCCCCTCTTCAAAATAGAAACTGATTGGATTCGAACAGCGGTTCATGTCGGGGTGCCGCTTGACGGTGCGGAGGTTGTGGTCGTGTTCGTGAACGGCCAATTGAACGACGGCGTTGTAATCGCTGAGATCGGAGGTGTCACATGAAAGATTGGGCCGGTACCGACTTCCATCTTGACGATGATCACCGCATCACGAATCAAGGCGACTATGCGTTGGCATCCGGCGGCAAGAACATCGATTTGGCGCTTATCCGGCGCCTGAAAACTCCACTCGGGAGCCTGTTCTATGACCCAACCTATGGCAACCCTGTATATGACATGCTCGGCGATCCGATGAATGATGACTTCGTCCAGAAGGCGCAAGACGGTATAAGCCGTTGTGTTCAAGGTGAACAGCGCGTCCAGTTAGTCCGGGTGGAGGTCTATCTCGCAAATGAAGACCGCACGACCCGGTTCCGAGTTGTGTACCGGTACCGGAACGGCGACGGCAGCAATGTCGTTCTGCAAGGGGTGATAAACGATGACGGAATTACAATTTAAGACGCGGGAAGATATCTTGAACGAGGTTCGCCCGGAGCTGGCTGATGCCGGTCTTACTGACTGGTCATCAGGTTCGGCCAATCGAACCTATTGGGAGATTACAGCTCGTTTGTTTGGCGAGTATTACTACATGCTGCAGCGGCTGCTTCATCTGTTCTTTGTTGATGATGATTCACTAACTGGCGAATATCTGGATCGTCGCGTCATGGAACGAAGCATTTCGCGGAAAGTCGGAACGAAGTCCGCAGGCAAGATAATCGTCGGTCGCTCCTCTCCTGCCCCGTTCACAATCAACATTCCAGTGGGCACGGTGTTATCGACAAACGACAAAAAAGTCTCTGTCCAGACGAAGGCAGCAGCTGCGATCCCGGCTGGCGGGACGAGCGTGACGGTCGATGTTGAGGCGATCAATCTCGGAAAGGCCGGAAATTTAGCGCCGAACACGGTGCTCATTGAAACAGGCGTCGCGGTGGTCGGCATTGAAACAATCCGCGTCGATGCAGCCGGGCTTTCGGGCGGTACCGACACAGAATCGGACAAGGAGCTGAAGCAGCGATTCATGGAAACTATACAGAATCCTGAAACTGGCGGATCGAAACGGGATTACGAACGCTGGGCCAAGGAAGTCACCGGTATCGTATCGGCGAACTGTATCCCGATGGCGCGTGGCGCGGGTACCGTGGATGTGGTTGTCGTATCTTCGGACGGCATGCCTTCCTCGGCGCTGCTGCAGCAGGTGCAAGATCATATTGACGACAAAAAGCCGGTCAACGCCGATGTGCTTGTTCGCGGGCCGGTCGCCGTGACGGTCAATGTAACCCTGACGTACTACACGGATTCCACGTCATCGCTGGAGCCTGCAATCCAGACGGCGCTGCAGCAATATATCAACGGTGTGGGTGTCGGTGGAGTCGTTCGTGTCGCTCAAATCATCAATACGGTACTGGACGTTGCGGAAATCAAGGACGTTACGGTGGCCGTGCCGACTCAAAATGTAGTGCTGACATCCGACGAGATTGCGGTATTGGGAACCGTAACTATGCTGAAGGGGTGACGCTATGTTCGAGTATATTCGTTCGATGGTTCCATTCGGCGATACATCGGCGGAAACGACAACCCTTTACAAGCACTTGCAAGTATTGGCGAAGCGATTCTCCGATTTGGAGAGCGCAACCGAGCAGTCGTTCAATGAGATTTTTGGAAGCACGGCTTCAGCTTTTCTCACGCGCTGGGAGCTGATGCTCGCTTTGCCGAGTGCTGAAGGAACGCCGGACGATCAGCGACAATCCCGCGTTCTTGGGAAGTTGCGGGGAACCGGTACGATCACGACAAAGCTGATCGAAACGGTCGCCGAAGTGTACTCGAACGGAGATGTCGAAGTCTTGGAGTTTCCTAGCGAGCACCGTTTCATTGTTCACTTCATCGGGGCACGAGGCATCCCGCCGAACCTTTCTGACTTGACCAAGACGCTTGAGGAAATCAAGCCTGCTCACCTGATCATGCAGTATGAGTTTTCCTACTTGGTATGGAGCGAATTGGAGGCTGGCTCAACAACTTGGAGCCGCATTGAAGCCGAAACCGGCGACGGCCTGACTTGGGCCGAATTTGAGGTATGGAAACCATAGAAAGGAGGACATCAAGTGGCTTCGACAAACAAGACGCTTAATTTGTCGCTGAATAGCTGGATCGCCTCTGACCGTGTTCAAATGGCCGATTTCAACGCGGACAACAACATTATCGACGCATTATTCGCGGCGACGACCGCTGGAGGCGGGCACGATCATAGCGGCGCAGCTGGTAAAGGGCCAAAGCTTGACCCCACCGTCGCGTTGACAAAGGTTCCGCTTCTCCTTGACGGTAGCCAAACGATGACCGGCCAGATCAAGAGCAGCCTTGCGACTGGTACGGCCCCTCTTTCGGTTGTCAGTACGACTCTTGTCTCAAACCTGAACGCGGACATGCTTGACGGTATGCACGCCACCACGGCCACAACTGCCAACACAATTGCCGCAAGGGATTCCAACGGTAGTGTTTCGGCATTGAATTTTCTTGCCACGTCGCTACTAAGTTCGACAGGGCAAATTAGAGCAACCTTGTCAACGGACTTAAACAAGTTTATTTATTTACAATACAACGGCACCAAGGACGTTGGCGAAGTCCTTTCGGTACACTCCGGCACGGTGTTCAAACCGTTGCATTTGGTCGCCAATGGATTGAAGTATCGCCCGACAGTTGGCGGGGGAGAAACCACGGTATACGACATATTACATTCCGGCGGCGGGACGATTGGCGGGACAACTTATTACACCGTTGCATACCCGATTGTATCCAAGCTTAGCGGGTATAAAAGCATGGTTCTCCATCACCCAACGGCCAACAGTTTAATTTTGGCACCGTCCGCCACAGTAGATGGAGAGGATTGGGATTGGGTCAACCAATTCATATTTGATGACGCGGGGAGACTGACTGCTAATCAAGGAATTTTCAAGGGTCGCAACGATTCAAGTAATAACAATTTCCAAGTATGGGTCAAACCGGGTAACGGAGGGACAAACACAAGTACAAACCAATTAGCGTTTGGTGACTCCACAGCCGATTATGTCAACGTCATTGGAACACGTTTCAGCGGGGCTGAAAGTATTTGGGTCCAAAACGGATATCAACCTATATGGAACGCGGATTCATGGAAGCAAGCCGCTCCATATGCCCAAACGAGGGCCGTTATTATAGACAATGGCTATGCCACCAAGGACTTGCAACCGGTCCATTTCTATTATGCATTACCCGGAAAGGCACAAAGCAATTATGCCACGTTTTGGGACCGTAAATTGCGGTTTGCACTTGCAACGGAGCAAGACGAAAATTGGTATATTTCACCGACAGGTAGTGACGCAAACGATGGCCGAAGTGCCGCCACAGCAAAACGTACATTCCAGTCCGTTATAAACAACTTGCCGCCGGTTATTAACCATACAATCACCATTAATATTGCGGCCGGGTCATACGCAAGCGACTTCAACATTAAGGGGTTTGTTGGCAATGGGTACATTTATCTAAACGCATTAGGCAATTATGACACATGGGCCTTGAACATTGCCCGAAATACCATAAAGGTGAACATGGGCGGAGCAACATGCACATTACTAAAAACGGATGGACCGGCTTGCTTGGTTGATGAAAACCCGGGCGCGGTGACGTTGAGCAGCATTAATATATCGGCGGCAGCAGCGGCGCAGCACGGAATAAATATTTCATATTCGCCATCCGTATTTGTAAATGCGTGCAACGTATCCAACCGTCACCATGCAATTATCGTTACTAACCAGTCGCGTGCAGGGTTAGCCGGATGCACAGGCAGCAATAACAACGTAGGCGCATCCGCTTATAATTCGACGATAATGTTGGCTGGTTCAAATACGATCACAGGCAGCACGCAGTATTATCAGGCACAAGGCGGTGTTATTCGATGATTTACGGAATATCATACGACAAGAAAACCCGCATTGTTTCGGGTATTGTGTATGACGTCACTGGGTACACGGAAACCGACATCGTGGGGTTTTTCGGTGCGATACGTGGCGCGAATAGGGAATTGGTTGATTTCATCTTCTTGGACCAGTTACCGTTGGTCGAGCATAAAGACGACGGCCAAGTTAAGATTGTTGAATTGTCCGAAGGCGAAATATTGCCTGAAGATTTGGTCGACGTGCGGGACCGACTGCCCGAGACATTAGAACAAAAGGCGGCTCGATTGGAGACGGAGCTCGCGCAAACTAAGGCAGCTCTAAACAGCGCGAACGAGACGAACCTCACAACGATGTCCGCTCTAGCGGAGGTATTCGAGATGGTGCTCGCCCTTCAGGACCAAATCGCAGCTGGAACAGGAGGAACAGGTGCATGACACTTTCAATGGTGGATGTATACTTCGAGCTCGTAAAAGCCGGAATACGAAAGCTGGATCAGGTGCCGGAATGTGATGAGCTCCGAAGTAAGGTGGAGGCGCTGCTCAACAAACAGATGCAAGCGCAGCCGGAGGCACTTTTGAATGGTTAGCTTGCTGCTCTGGCTTCTGAATCTTATGAAAGGAGGTGACACGATCATGGTGGACGTATATGTGGCGCTTATCATCAATGGGCGTCGTACCTTCTCCCAAGTGCCGGTGAGCTTGCAGCCAGCAGTTAAAGTGGAGCTCGAAGCTTTAGGACTCGGGACGGACGGCAAACCGTTGGAAACGAAAGCAGCGTGAAGAATTGAGAAACGGCCCCGTTTTGAACGGGGCTAATAATCCAATAAAGGGGAGTATCCACATGACCATACAGGAGCAAAAGCAGCAAATTCTTAGTGAAATTCATCAGGTGGAGGCTAATATTTACAGGCTTACCGAACGGTCGAAACAATTGAACACGGCTCTGGCCGTTCTTGAGAACTTGGAGCACCAACAGCAGCAGGCCGCATCGAGCGAACAGAAGCACACGCAGCAGTATAATACGAACGATTCGACTAAACAAGAAGAAAAAAAAGAGTCTTAAAGACGTTCCTTCAGGAGCGTCTTTTTATATGAGGTGATTAGCATATGCCGACGAATAAAGGATTTGATTGCGCGACTCCGCTGACGGCCTCTCTAGCCGCGCTATTCTTTAGCCAAGGTTACTCCTTCGTCGGGAGGTACCTATCCCGGCCCGGCTCATGGAAGAGGCTCTCGCCTACTGAGGCGCGTGTTATTAACGATGTCGGACTATGGATCGTTTCAATTTTTGAACGTGACGCTGATCGTGCTAGTAAAGGCGCAGCGGCAGGCTCCGAGGACGGGAAAATGGCGCTTGAACTGGCGCGAGAAGTCGAACAACCGGAGGGGTCGACGATCTATTTTGCTGTGGATTACGACGCAGGGCCACAAGATTTTGACGCTATCGAAGCTTATATGCGTGCTGCAGATAAAGAGATCGATGGTTACGAGTTGGGAATCTATGGCTCATATCGGGTCGTTGAGGCAATGAGACTACGAGGCGTTACAACGAAGCTCTGGCAGACTTATGCTTGGAGTAAAGGCTTGAGGACAGAACACGCTGGCCTTTATCAATTCCAAAACGACATCCGGGTGAACGGGATCGGAATCGATCTTAACGAATCGAACGGAGATGCAGGAGGATGGAACATGCTTAAACCGCAGCAAACACCGGTACCACAACTGCCCGAAAGTATTGCGAACAACATTATCGACTCCTATCTTAGTGAGAACTGGAATCAATGTGAGGCAGCACGTCAAGCGGCAATAAATGATGGGCGTACAGATGCTGCAGAAGCATGGCTAAAGCTTCGTGATTGGCAGCATACGCTCGCTAACGAATTGCGCAAGGCATCCGGTCAACCAATTCAAGATTAGACGAAAAGTCTCACGAATCGTAATAAAATGAAAGGTGGAATTAGCCCATGTTTGAAGTGATTAAACCGTATATTTCCGAAATTGCGCAGCTCCTTCTCAGCATTTTAGCCGTGTTTCTTATTGCGGCCTTGCAGCAGGTTAAAGGACGAGCCTTTGCTTGGTTTGAGGCTCGAACAAATGCAACGCAGCGCGAAACGCTAAAGCATATCGGATCGGAGGCGTTTGCCCATGCGGAGACGTTATTTCATGATTTAGGCGGTGCGGCCAAGTTGCAAGCAGCCACCGATTACGCTACCCGAAAGCTGAGCGACATCGGGATTGTTGTAACGACGGAAGAAATTCAAGCAGCGATTCATAAGGCGTGGTTGGATTATAACAGTCAGACCAAGGCCAAGGATGCATACAAGAGTGCATAGTAGCTGAATGATCACCCTTTAGCCCTCGCCGGTATTGCGTGGGGGCTAAATTTTTTTTACTATTATATAGAACAAACGTTCGTAAATAGGAGGTGTCAAC